AGAATTAATTATTATACTCTTCGATAGCTTGCGCTACCAATGTTAAATCGTTTGGTATTTTAACAGATCCAAACATGTCCTTTGGAGTTTTACCAGTATTAGCACCATCGTTTTGTGTAATAAACGAATATGTCATACCAGATTCACTCTTTGTGACGTCTGTATACAATACAATTGTAAACATACCCTCTAGAGTAACTACATTGTCCATCATTTTACCGATAGTTTTAGCTTTGGTAACTTTATTACCGTGCGCATCAAATGTAGTTTCTGAGTGCATCATAAACACAACTAATAAATCATCACGCATAGATTTAACTGCATTGATAACTGACCAAGCATTCTGAGCAATCTCAGTAAACTTTTTGAAACCAGTTTCGTTAGCTCTACGCATGTATTCATTAGCCATAGTGTATTGATAATCATCAACAATAATCGTCTTGATTTCAGGACGTTTCTCGTTAATGTAATTCAAACAGCCAAGAATCTCGTGGGGTACATCTGTAGAACAGAAATTACCTTTAGGATTCTCTTTGTCGAATGTAGGATACTTAGTCTTCCATCCTTTAAACGGTAGTGCCTTACGGGCTACGTTTACAATGAAAGTTGACTCAGGGTTTAAGTTCTCGATTGAGGTGGATTTCCCTGTTCCACTAGCGCCAACTATTAATACTTCTTGTGCCATTAGTTTTCTGTTTTTACAATATTAGTTCCTAGGCATTGTGTACAATGGGTTTCTTTTGTGTTTGTAACCCAATCGTCGTCACAATCTTTGCAATAATAAGTCATGTTAAAATAAATTTAAATCGGTTTTTACTTTTTCTTCTTCTGCGTGTCTTACATTCCATTTGGTTCCTCTAAGCTCTGTATGTTTTTCTTGAAGTTTACGACGACAACGTCCCACCCCTTCGAATGAAGGGTATTCTTTGTTGTGTAAACCTTTTAGGAAATCTTTAGTGCTTAATGTATTTATATTGACATTATATGCCAACAAAACAAAACCATATAAAACATAGTCACAATCTCTAGCCTTGGGTTTGTTCAAGAGTATCGCTGACACTCTCTTCTCGTACTTTTTGATTTTCATTGCTTGAATAGGTTGGTGGTTTAGCATCTAATATTTGATTATGAGCCAAATCATTTTCCATAAGCGCAATGCAAGGCTCGCCCTCTCTAACCTTCAAATAATGCCAAAATATAGCATTATCTGTAGGCCATCTCTTTGGGCCGTATGCCCTAATCCCAAGCATTTCTGGTCTATGTGTTACGATAACAATGTCAGAATACATATAACATGCATCTGCACCAAAAATATCTTGTTTCTTAGGGTAATGTAAATCAGGGTTTTGGATACGCTCTGAATTCTCTATGTTACGATTCATTTGAGATATTAGAATGAATGCCACTCTAATAACCTTTTTTAAACCGTTAAACATAGCCATCAAATCATAGAGTAAATCTCTATCTTGTGCTCCTCCTACCTTTTTTACAAGCAGAGTATGATCTAACATAATTATAACAGGTTTGTTCTTTTCTTTAGAGAACGCTAATATAGTTGCCTCTAAAGCTTTAACACTACCTGGTATATCTACATAGTTTATATCATACTTATTTAACTTGCGAGCTTCTTGTACTGCATTCATATAATAGTTGTCATTGAGAGTAAATTTCTCTGACGCACTATACAATTGCTGTGTAGTAAGTTTCATCTTATTACTAAGTTTACGACCGATAAGCCGTGAAGATAGCATCTCAAAGTTAAATGATAGTATTGCAAAATCATCCTCTTGATTAAGATCTTTCAATCCTGTCTCAAGTTGGCCTAATACTGCAGTTTTACCGCTACCAGACATACCAGCAATAGTTGTGATAGTCTGCCATTCAATCCCTCCCATAGAAATAGTATTAAACTTTTTCCATGGAGTGGTTAGAGATTTAATAGTTCCTTTTCTTCTACCGTCTATGTAGCGTAATGCTGCACTAGAGGCTTTAGATATATGGCGCCAAGGTAATGGTTTGTGTTCCTCGCTCATATTAAATCTTCTCCGTAATTTTGTTCCTCACTCGCTTTTGGAGGTTCGATTCCATCATACATAGTCCAAGCTTCTTGGTTTAAGTATGAGCTCATCATCTTCCAACGCGGGCGGAACTCGTTAGTATAACTGGCTTGCTTTCTGTCTTCATGTTCAGCTGCAATAGCTTTAAGAATAACTTCGTGCAATCCAGGTGTTCTCTCTATTAATGCTATATATTTAAGCTTGTTACGCTTCATATCATTATGTAGAGGTCTGCCTTGATCCTTTCTAGGATAGGCAATTGCAAATTGATTCCAACAATCCTCACATCCTCGCACCTTAAATAAATCCAACGCTTTTTGACGGAGCGTAAGAGACTGATCGGGCATGATTTTGACAAAGCCTCGCGTCTGTAATTTTACACTGTCTATGGGTAGGATTTCTAAGTATTTCTGAGTTTGTTTATCTCCTTCGCTTTTAAGAAGCATATAAACAAATTCACTAGGAGTGAGATGATTGCCTTTCAACTTGGTCAAGTTCAAAGATACTTTCATCACAATTTAGGTATTTATCAAGTTCCTCTTCCGTTAAATCTATCAGAACCTCATCTGGTAGACATCTTAATTCTTCTTCACATTTGATACAATCAATCATGACATTTTATATTACCTTCAGAATCCCTATTTTGCTCTGATGCTTGTACTGTAAAGAAATATAAATATACGTCTTTTTCAGATACTATACAACCAAATTCCATTTGCATAATCTCTGCTATTGCAGCTGGAACTAAAGTCTCTAAATCTTGATAATAGAATTTCAACACTTGAAAAATGTGAAATATTTCATCAAAATTTAGAGTTTTGCCTTTATAGGGGCTTTCTTTCATATTTACATTATTTTAATGCCAGTGGAGACTATTTTGAGTTTCTTCTATATCTGCTATTTGCATAGCAACATGCTCTTTATAGTCTTTTAAGACATACTCTTCTGTAAATGTATGCAATTTAGTATACTTTTCCAAAGCATTTGCTGGATGTGCAGTTTTCAATGCTTCAGTACAAGCATTATATGCTGACCATAGAGTACGCTCTTTAAATACAGGGGATTCAAACCATTCTTTAGCTGCTTTATTCATTTGAGAACCATTTAAGATATGCTCATTTACGAATAATTGGCCTAAGTAATCTCCCACTTGTTTATCGCTAAATTCTATTTCACACATATTTTGCTTATCTTCAAGAGCCATGTTAAATCTACGATCAACATCGTCAAATAACTTTTGAATTAAAACATCAAGATCGTCCTGCACATTTTGTGTGTGTTTACGCATCTTGATTATATCACCTACAAACATAAGGTTAGAACAAACTGTTATTTGTGCTCCTCCACATACACCTATAGGTAATGTTTTGTCATAAGAATTACGAAAGCCAATACTTCTATTCATACCGCTACCTGATAACTGAGAGCCATCATGAAATATCATACTACCAAACATTTGTTGGCCTCTATGATTTACTTCTAATTTTGTCTCAAAAGGTGAGGTATTGTAATGTTTTGTACCTGCTTCTTTAATTTTTGTAACTAATTCTTGGTGACTTACTGGTACGTAAGTCTCTGTTTGCTCAGGGACCTTAATTAGGCCCAACTCAGCGAAATCTACTATTTTTGCCATTGCTTCCTTGATTTTTAGGGTGGTTATATGTCGTCGTATGCTGAGGCACACGCGAAAGATTAATTTTTGGGTATTCGTCCCAACCAAATTGTAATTTAAATGAATGATCAGTTACAAATTTTGTAGTGGGCATATCTTTAAGATCTTTTGTACTCCATACTTTAATAGGTTTTTCGCCTACTTCTACCTTTTCAATCAAAGGTTTGTAGTTTAAATAAGTTTTACTAGGCATATCTATATTTTTATTTTTAGTTCTTCGACTTCTACCTCAAGTATTTCTACCATATTAGTAAGAATCTTAATTTGTTTTTGGTGCGAATCTAATTGTTCTTGTTGTAATACAACTAAATCTATTATTTTCTTATCTGGTTTTTCACTCATTTTTTTCTAGTTTTTTTCTAAGTTCTTCAATTGTTTTAATTTGCGTCTTGAAAGATCTGTTACGATTATATTGCTCAATTGCAAATCGATTTTGACGATATTCTTCTTCTTTGATCGCCTTTTTTTCTTTTATAGTTGCCCAAATAACATACAATGCTATTATGCACACTATTCCTAATACAGTGTAACCCATAATTTAAAATTTAATTAATACTCAGTTAACTTAAAACAATAAATCTACTCGTATATTTACTCTATGAATAAATTCACAAAATTTGTATACGCAGTAATAATGATAATAGTTTATACTATTGCTCTTTTAGCTTAGGTTTCTTCACTATTTTAATTTGAACCTTTTTTAAGTCGCAATCTTCGATAAGCATACTAAAGTGCATTAACACTTCATAAATAGACTCATCCCTAAACTTTATAGACTCTTTCTTATTTCTATCTGTTAACACTCCTTGGTACATAATGTCCAGTTTTTTAATCGTTTTACTTTTCGGTTTTCTAGTGAATATAATCCCTAAAAAAACGCTTTTTCAGGGATTATATGGTTATTACCTTTGTTTTGTGACTAAATATTAGGTTATTACCCTTTGTTTTATTACAAATTTTCAATTCGCAAATCACAAATCACCTCTTTTCTCTTGAATTGTCAGGTATATTGCTACAATAGCCATGACTATTAATATTGTTTTTGCTACCATCTTACTCTTGTTTTAGTTTTAGTATACCTTCTATGTAATGGTTTAACGCTTCAGTTATCTTTTTGACTATCCTTTTCATTTCTTTTTTCTTAGCCTTACGAGGCAAGTTAGGATAGTTAGGACTCATCTC